AGGTAATCCTGCAGCATTCTGATTAGCTGTATGAATGTCACCACCCACAACCTCTGCAGTAAACTTAGCATCACCCATGTAATGAGCAAGACATCTCAGTTCTAAAGAACTGGCATCACAACCTAGCAGTTTATATTCTGGACTACTAGTAATCCATACGGCACGGCACTCCTTACCGTAAGGTGAATAGACTGCAGGTATCTGAGCCATATTCGGTGAGTTGTGTGCCATCCTTCCACTGATGGCCTTCAAGGTCATAACTCTGCCATGAACCTTACCATCATCCTGTACCACATCAAGCCAAGACTTAACCTGCGATACACGCTTTTGTAGCAGTAGGTATTGTGCAATCTTCTGTGCTTCTGGAATGTCCACATCCTTCAGCGTTCCCTCATCCACGATGGGGTGTCCTGTAGGTGTGAAGTTCTCTGGCTTCCAGCCCTTGTCCATAAGACGCTTGCCTATCTGCTGCCTAGATGCAGGGTTAAAGTTCTCAACCTTATCAGCTAAACGCTTACCTGTTTTCTCAGACCAACGCTCATGGATAATAGGTGGGAATATTTCCTGCATCTCACGTTCAATTATAGAAGCTTCATCTGATAACATGGCAACCAAACAGGATGCTTCTGGTATGTTAAGAGTGAAGCCATTGCGTTCTTGTACATCAACGATTGCTCTCACGTCATGCTCCAACTTAATAGATTTCTTAGAATACTTTTTAAGTTGAGGTACTAAGTGTTTATATAACTTAGTAGTTAGTTTAACATCGTTGATACAATACTTTAACATCTCTTCATTGAAGTGAGTGAAGTCATTATAGTCTGTCTTACCAAACCCAAGTCGTTCACCCCAAGCACTAAGAGAATGTCCACCCTCTAATGAGGGGTCAAGAAGTTGCGATAAGATTAGCGTGTCTCTAACCTTCCTTAAAGGAATGTTACTGCCTGTAAGTCTGTTCAAGACAGGTGCATCAAAGGATACCCCATTGTGCATCACAAATATATCTACTGTGTCTGCCCAAGCAGGGAACTCTTTGATGCTCTCACCATGCCACTCCTTGACATTGCCTGTATCCAAATCCTCTGCAACAATACAATGTATTACTGTAGCATCAATGGCATCAGTTTCAATGTCTAGTGTTACTCGCATTATAGAAAGTCCTCCATGTCTGTGTCATCTGTATTCTCAAAAGGGTTGTCGATTTCCGACATTCTACCAGTATCCTTATCATAAAGCAAGTAGGTTGCGACACCTGTCTCACCTGCATAACGGTTCTTTAGAACCCGGATTGTAGTAGTGTTAGCTTTGACAGGGACACTGTCTTGCTGGTTACGTTCCAATGCAATCACTGCATCACTAATCTGTGCAATGCTATGTGAGCCACGCAGATGGTTAAGAGAAATCTCTTTACCTTCTTCCTGACCCTTGTCACCTGATGCCCTACGCAAGTGAGACACAAGTAACATAGCACACTGTGTTTCTTCTACCAGTGAGCGTAGCTTAGTCATAAGCTGGTCAATGTTACGGCGTTCATCTGCACCATCTAAGCCTGAGACAAGGATAGATAGGTGGTCAATCAGAATGAACTTACAATCAAGAGCCTTGACCATGTAACGTACACGGCTGAGTATCTCATCTGTAGTCATTGAACCAAAGTGGTCAAAGGCAAAGAACCTGCGAGTACCAATTGTCTTATCCTCAATAGCTTTGAGTTGCTCCAAGGTGTAGTTCTTTCGTATCTCATCAATATAGATACGGTCATTAGCCTCGACAGACATAAGGTGGAAAGCAGTCTGTGTAATGTTTTCCTCTAGGGAAAAGACACCTACGTTGTGCTTCGTCTGTGTAAGCAGGTGATGCATAAGTTCACGCATCATGCTACTCTTACCAGCACCAGTACCAGCGGTCAGCGTGACTAGTTCTCCAGTACGCATTCCGAATAGCTTATCGTTCAATCCCTGATAGGGATATAGCACAGTCTCTTTGTTGTTCTCTGCATACATACGCTCTGTAATGTCTGCAAGGTTGAAGATACCAGCAGGTGTGTAAGGTCTTGCACCCCACCACTGTCGGGTAAACTCTTCACGCTTGTTCTGCTTTAGATATTCATTGGCATCCTTTAGGGACAAGTCCATAATCTTACAGCGGTTAGGCTCAAACAACTGAGCCACTGCATTAGCAGCCTTAGTACCATGCTCATCGTTGTCAAAGCATAGGACGATTGTCTCAAACTTATTGAGGTAATCATACTGAGCCTTCACATCTTTCAATGCAGACTGTGCGCCATTCTTGATAGACACTGAAGGCCACTTGGAACCCATCAGTTCATACGCAGCCATTGCATCCAACTCACCTTCACACACAGTAATAAACTTACCTGCCTGTTGGAAATGTTTCTGTCCAAAGAGGGTGGCTGCAGGTAATGCACCCTCTGCACTGAACCCCTTGGTTGATACCTGACGTACCTTGTTGGCGGTATGAGAACCATTTATGTCGTGATAAGGATAGATGTGCTTTGCATTAGCACCTGTCATGTCCTTGACAACCTTGACACCATAGAAATTACAGGTGTCCTTACTGATGCTACGTTCTGGCATACCATCAATCACACCTTCGGTGAATCGGTTCTGGTATACCCCTTGGATTGGTGCTGGTTGTGTATTCATGTGTGCATCTCCTTCTTTCTTTGTGTATGTGTTACAGGCAAAGCAATACTTATGACCATCACTGAATAGGACATTGCCATCAGATGATGCACAGTTAGGACATTCGCCACGGCTAATCTCTTTAGTAGATTCGTGTTGCTGCATAGTCTTTTCCTTTCTAGTTTACAGTACGACAGTAGTATATAGCTAATGGTTCACTACTGTCAAGGATGTGAAGCATATGTTTTGATTTTAATGTAGCCAACCCAATGACCTTGGCAAGCATTGCCCTTTCTTCTATCCAACGCGCACCCTCTTCTTTATTTTCTACAGTGTCAACAACTTTCTTTCCAGAGTTAGTCTTATATACTATCTGTATCATACTTTTTATCCTTTACGTATTTATCATAATTAGATACACCGTCATTGTCTTTTTCATTAAGCCAATCTTGATATAATAAGAATGGTTTATTCTTTTCTTTTTCTACATCACAATCTTCGTTCCATTCTACATCATCCTTATATACTGAACCGAACTTACTAGAGTTACATCTAAAAAACATATCAGACATATACCTATCATATGCTAGAGGAACAAACGAAAACCTTTCCTTTAAAAACATCAAGGTCTTGTTATCTAGTAGATACTCAGAATCAACTGTTAGAAATGACAGGCCAAGCTGAACCCTCATGTAATCTCTAACATAGATATCATCTGCACTATCTTCATCGTCTTCATATTCCAGAACTTCCGATTCCCATTCTTCTTGAGAACGTAATAAACATGAAACAACCTCCAAATGTGCTGCGGTTTCTAAATGATTATTTATCATCTTGTGTCTCCACTTCCCCCTAGCTTGCCCCTACGCTGCCTGTCTGCCAGCTTATGTAGGTTACCCCTAGCAACGTCCTCTAAGTCCACTCCTAACTCCTTACAGAGGGCTGCAATGTACCATAGAACATCACCCACCTCATCTGCAATCTCTAACCTCTTGGCATCGTAGGTATCGGGGTCAACTCCATCACGAATTAGCTTCTTAACTTTGTTAGCCACCTCACCTGCTTCACCTACCAACCCAAGTGCAGGATATGTAAGTGCGTGTTCCTCTGGATAGATGGCAGTCTTTGCTGCTGTAGTTTGATAATCATTCAGTTCCATTCTACTAATTCTCCTTTCTTAACCCAACGCTTTGCTATTACTCTTGCTGCTTCAAGCAGTTCAGTGTGATGTTTACCTACAATCTTACCACCCGATGCAAATATTATCTCATATGTATACCTGAACATACTCATATTAATATCTGCAATAGATATTGTGGCTTCTCTATCGCCATCATCACTATGATATTCTTCTACTAGTTCAGGCGTCATCTCTGCCCTCCGATGAGGCGAGACTGTATGCAAAGTCTTCACTCTCAGAATAGATTTCATTTGCTTCTTCAGTCGCAATCTTCTTTGCTTCCTTAGATGTATACCCCTCATCTAAATACTGGTGGTATAACTCTTTGAATAAACGCTTCTTATCTTTTTCCCATAGGTTAGACATACTAATACTCCTCTCTATATGTAGGCAGGGTCATCATCGTATACTTCGCCAAAGTCTTCCCACTCTTGTTCCCAAGAGGGCTGACCATCAAAGTGATTGTGATACTCATTTAAGAATTCATTTATCTCGCTAATGTCCAACTGACTAGCAGAGCAATCAGCACAATCTTCAACAAGAGATAACTCAACATCTGGAACCTCCGAATGGTCTGTGTAATTAAACTTTTTCATCTGCGTCCTCCTTCAATACATAGTCAGCGTACCACATACTATGCCCATCACTATCTTTCTGTGGTTCAATATTAGCAATATCTCTCAAAGAGAACATAGCTTTTTCCATCTTGTCCAAGTGTCTGAGTTCTAGGGTACGACAATCATCTGCATACTGCAATGCATCTTTGATGTTATTGTAAACGCTCAGAAGTTCACGGCGTTGCTCAAGTGTGATTGTAATTTTTTTAGTAGTCATATCGTATAACTCCTTTGCTTTCTGTTTCATAAACTCTTCATGTCTAAGCATTCTTAATATACCTCTTAGGTTTTGTCAATGGGTATGTACCCATTTGTTTATTTATCATGCCAACTATTTCATCGTATGATTCCTCAACGGTAAACCCACCATTGTTGTTCATACCATTTTGAATAACAGTTCTTTTACTATTCTGATGTACAGCCCATACATCTCCAACAAGAAATAGTTTGCCACCATGTGTGCTAGTCAGTTCAAGCTTTATCATTGTCATTCTCC